GTCAGTCTTGGCATATCAACACCTTGTCCATGCTGCCAATTGTAGACGTGGCCCGCGATTCCCGGCGACGGATCAAATGACAGAACCCGGGCCGTCTGCGTCAACCACGACATCGACGCGCCCGCCATTCACCACCTCCGGAAGCATCTCAATCGAGAGCCGGAAGCGCGAATCATCAATGCCAAGCGCATCCGAGATCCCGTCAAGCCCGGACTTGAGAGACGCGATGATGTTGTCCCAATCACGCCTGCGCTTGTCCGGTGGGTATATGCGCAGAGTGACGCGCAGCGGAGCGCCTTCAGGCAGATCCTTCGCAAAATCACGCGCCCCGTCAGCCACCGCCAAGATGCGCGCGTCAGCCCGATACCGTGACCGTGCTCGGTGAACTGTGGCCCAATGCGCTCGGGCGTTCGGGCTGGTGAACCGTGGTGGCCACGGGAGCGAGACGATCATCGGCCATGCCTTCATAGATCGCCCGTCTGCCTGAGCGCCCATCGGATCTGACCTGGCATCACCTCCGCCCCGCCCTTGACTGCATCGAGGATCGCCTTTGCGCGTGCAGCCGCTGCATCGCGGCCTTCAGTTCTTCGACCTGGCCTCGCAATTTCTCCCGCGCAGCAAGCGCCTCGCGTCTGGCCTCCAACGGCATCGCCAGCAGATAGCGCGCCTCGCACTCGATCAGCCACGCCCAGCACCACGTACACACCATGCGGCCATCCGACAGCCGCGCCGTTTTCTCTCGCTTGCATCCTTCGCACTCCATAAATGCCATTCTGACACGTTTACAGGCCCGTAGAGCGATTTTTTTGGCATGGTTGATACACGGGCAGCGTCATGACCTGATCGCGTCTTGTGGGGCCGATTTTTCGCCTGCCGCGTCATGATGCATGGCCACCGATGCGTTCGGAGACGATCCGCCCAAGGTCCGCAATCGATGGCGTCTTGCCGCCTGCCGAGCCGTGTTTGTACACCATGCGAGCCGCCGCCTTGTCCCCGACCACGCACGGCTTCGGGGGCTCCAACCCGCGCATGCGGTACACGTCGTCCGAGCTTCGGTCGCCCCCGAGCTTGCGTGGGTACTCGAACGAGCCGCGCGCTGCATACGCCCGGTACGACTCGCAGAACCGGTGTTGCAGGTAGGACAAGTCCTTCGTCTCGACCCGGCAAAACTTCGGCCACCCGCCAAGGTCTTCGATGGCCGCATGGATCGCCGGATCGTCGAACACAATGTCGGAGTACGCCCCGACGCGCTGCGCTGCTTCGAGCGCCTTGCCCCAAGCGAGAGCCGCCTTATCCTCGGTCGTGCCTTCCAGCAGACGCACGATGTCCGCGACCTTCGGCGCGAACCGTCCCGTGTCTGGGTTCATCGCGTGCCGCGTGAGAGCTTGGCTGACCTGCTCCATCGTGTACCGCTCGCATGCTGCCCACCAGACGGACAGCACGTATGGGCTTGCGGTCGTGCCGTAGTAAGCCATCGCGTCGGTCAACAGCTGCATGAACTGGTCTCTGTCTTCGGGTCTCATTCGTTTCCTCCTTGCGCCTCTCGCTGCCTCATCTGCTCCAGCCACTCTTGGCCGACGCGCCGGTTTTCCTCTTCGAGCGCGATCTGCTTGTTGAAAAACGGCCGCTGTCCTGCCGCCTGCTGCCCGCCGGTCTGATTTGCCGACGTGTACCAGTCCGCCCTGAAGCCCTGCCAGCCCGCAAGGCAGCAGTGCGCTATCGCGTCCTGTAGGCTGACCACGGCCTTGTCCGCCTCGCGCCTCATGCTGTCGAGCACGGTTTGCGTGACCGGCCCTGCTCGCTTGGCCTTGCGGACCTCCAGCCAGTCGGCGAAGGTCTGCGGATCAACGTCGGGCGGACAACCGGCGATGCGCGCAACGCGCGCGCCATTGCGCACGCTCTGCGTGCGCTTATCTTCTGGTGTTGGTGTTGGTGTTGGTGTTGGTGTTGGTGTTGGTGTTGGTGGCATTGCCACGGCATGCGATTTTGATGCCACGGCATCATCCGGCGATGCCGTGGCATTGCCTGGTGCGGCATTGCCTGGTGCGGCATTGCCGAGCGCCGAGCGCTGCATATCCCAACGCCGGTTCGCTTTCTCGCGCTGCTTCTGTTGCTTGTCGAGCATCGCCTGGATTTCTTCGTCCGCGCGCTTGTTCACCCACCCGTCGTCGGTAAGCGCGAAGAACTCTTCAAGCACCACACGTACTGCTTCGCGCTGAGATTCAGTCTGCGCCATGACAAGGCGGCACACGGAGCGCAGCTCTGCCGGGAGCGGCTTTTCCGTCAGGTAGTACACGTCCAGCAGGCGGCGGAAGGCGGCATCCTCTTCCCAGCTTAGATGCCGGGTCGCGCTGACGTAGTCCCCGATGTGGAAGGGGTAGTAGTTCATTGCGAACCGCCTTGGAGCCGCTTCCGCATGTAGCTCCAGTTGATGTCCGGGCGCAGTTCTTCGCACGGCACGCCGGTGGCCATCTCGATTCTTGGGCACATCTTCACGGGAGCGCGTCCGGCTGCGGTCCAGTTCCAGACTCGCTGGTTCGAGCACCCGATGAGTGCGGAGAGCTTGGTCAGCCCACCGGCGACCTCGATTGCCCGGCGCAGTGCGTCGGTTTGAGCTTGCTGCATGTCACCTCCTACGTTGCGGTTGCGGTGGCAACATCATACATCAAAACTTGAGATGTAAGCAGCGTAGCTGAGCCGCACGCAGTAGACTCCGCGCCTGGTGCAAACCTACCGAGGTCTCGGTCGCTGAGCGTAGCGAATCAGCGGCCGTCGTCTTTGCTCGCGGCAGGTGAGCTTGACCCGCGCCGTGCCGACGGTATAATGTCAGCACACCCATCGGGTGCGTCTCCCCTCCTTCCTTGCTGTCTCCCCCAGCAGCTTATCCCCGCCAAGCGCGGGGATTTTTTTGCTGTACAATGCGAGCAATAAAACCCGCCAAGGCTATGCGCGCGAGCGCATCCTCAAACAGGCGGGTTACTTTTTTGTGCGCCGGGTTCTTGCGGCGCAGGGACTGGCCGGGAGCGCATCGTGGCAACGACATTGAACCAGATGGACATCGAAACCCGCCTGGAAGAACTGGCCAAGCTGCGTGACGGCTGGCTGGATGGCCAGGGGCGGGCGCCGGAACGCGCCGCTTTGTTACGCCTAGCGCATGCTTTTGACGAGCACTACGCGCCCGATTTGCCGCTACCTTATCTCTATCCCACCGCCGATGGCGGCGTGCAGGCCGAATGGACGCTGGGCGCGTGGGATGTGTCCCTGGAAATCACGCTCCCCGCCATGAAAGCGCATTACCAAGCGCTGCACCTGAAGACTGGCGAGAGCCGTGAACTCGACTTGACCCTTGATGACGACGCGGACTGGACGACGCTAAATGCTTCGCTCAAGGCGGTGCAAGAAGGCATGGCATGACGCCAGATATGCCGCCCACGACTGCACACCGAGATGCCGCCACGGCCCTACCTTCCCTCGAACAGACGGAATAGGTCAGAGTTGCTTGGGAATAGGTGGGAATTCCTGATTTTTTCTAGAGCTTGTCCTTCGGCGGCCATGCCGGGTCGGCAAGCACAGCAGACAGGTACAAGCGCCAAGGCACGGCCAAGCGTCGGCGCTCGATCCACTTGTACACGCGCATGGGCTTCACATTGAGCACACGGGCAAGCGCGCGGGCGTTGCCGCCGCAGCGTGCGAGCGCACTGGTCACGATCTGTTCGTCGGTGGTGGTATCAAGTCGGTAGTTCATGGACTCAAGTATACGTGCGCGTCATGTGATTGGCCGACACGATCCGGTCGCCGCCGCCTGCTACAGATACACACCGTTACAACTTTGTTGACTGGAATAGACTTTTCTGTGCCTATTGGTGTATACTTCAGTCAACGCAGCACGATGAAGCCGCGTAACGAAGGAGCAAGTAATGGAACCACCATACACCACAAAGACAGGCCTGAAGATCGGGTCTGCATACCAGAAACGCCAGCGCCCGGACATGGACAGCGACGCCATCAGCATCCAGGATGCGCTGCTAAGTCAAGACACCGGTCGGAGCGAGATTCTCACTGAGGATCGCATGACTGTCTTCATGCTGGCAATGCTGGTCGTTGTCCTCGCACTCATTGCAGCAGGGTGGCTGTGATGGACATAGAAACCCGCGTGGCAGGCATCCCGTGCGTGGTGCGCGTGACCTACTTCGCGCCCGCTGACATTGGATGCACTGGTGGCGATGCTGACTTCTGGCGTCCGCCGTCACCTCCTGACATCGAGTACCACGTACTTGACCGCCGTTGCCGCCCAGCGCCGTGGCTCGAAAAGAAGATCAACAGCCGCGAGCGTGAGCGCCTGGAAGAAGAGATCGAATCTGTATTTTCATGAAAGGGAACAACCGTGAACAACATTCACCCTGTTTTTTCAAACTGCCTGCGGGCGTTCGCCGAAGGCCAACGGATTGCAACAGATCAAGTCCATGAGGCGACATTGACTCAAGTCGCCGATGCTGAAGCACCGAGCGCGCACAGCTATATCACGACCGACGCCCGCGACGAATGGCTATCCAAGCGCCGCAGCGGAATCGGCGGCTCCGACATCGCGGCAATCCTTGGCCTGTCGCCCTGGAAAACGGCTGTCGATGTGTGGTTCGTCAAGACCGGCCAAACGACCGAAGACGATATTTGCAACGCTGAGGCCGTGCGCTGGGGAATGCTGCTGGAGGATGTGGTGGCCCACGAGTACTACGAGCGCACAGAACGCTCGGTGCAGCGCGTCAACCGCATCCTTCGCCACCCTGAGCATGAGTGGGCAATCGGGAATATCGACCGCGCCATCGTCTCGCCAGGGAGTCGTGTTCGCGTGGCTGAGGACGGAGGCACGCTGCTGGGCGCGGATGGGATTCTCGAGGTCAAGACCGCCAGCATGTTCAAGGCGAGCGAGTGGGGCCGCGATGGCGACGAGGACGCCGTGCCTGTCCACTACCAGGCACAAGTCATGTGGTACATGGCAATCACGGGCCAGCCGTGGTGCGACGTTGCCGCCCTGATCGGTGGCCAGCGTATGGTGATCCGGCGCATTTATGCGGACGACGAGACCATCGCCGCGATGCTGGAGCGTGCTCACGAGTTTTGGCACAAGCACGTACTGACGCGCAAGCCGCCCGAGCCTGCCAAGGCAAAAGACGTGGAGCGGTTGTTCCCGTCTGACAACGGAGAGTTCGTCGAGGCCACTGATAACCTGCTCGCTGCATACAACGCAGCGCGCATTGCCAAGGCCCGCATGGAGCAGGCCGATGTTGATTTTCAAAACGCTGCCGACAAGATTAAACGCGCACTCGGAGAGCGATCCGCTCTCATGCTCAACGGAAAGCTGCTTGTGACCTGGAGAGCATCAAAGAAGATCCGCCGCATAGATTGGAAAGAAGTCGCAGAAGCGCTGAAAGCTCCTGCTGACATTATCGCAGCACACACCACCGAAACACCCGGCTCGCGCCGGTTCATCCTGAAGGAGATTTGACATGGCAACTACCCTCAAAGCCGCAGTCACGGGCCAAGCTCCCGCCGCTCGCAAGCCAGCCAACGACATCGCCGCATTGCTGACCGACCCGAAGATCAAGGCGCAGATGCAGCTTGCGCTTCCCAAGCACGTCACCGCCGAGCGCCTCGCACGCGTGGCCTTGACCGAGGTGCGGAAGAACCCGGCGCTCGCACGCTGCGACCAAACCAGCTTCCTCGGGGCGCTCATGACATGCGCTCAGCTTGGGCTGGAGCCGGGTGGCCCGCTCGGGCATGCGTACCTGATCCCTTTCGAGAACCGCAAGGCCGGGCGCACAGAAGTCCAGTTCATCGTCGGCTATCGCGGCATGATCGACCTGGCCCGCCGCAGCGGGCAGATCGTGAGCATCGAGGCCCGCCCGGTGTACGAAGGGGACGCGTTCGAGGTGTCGCTTGGGCTCGATAGCAACCTTCACCACATCCCCGACTTCGACAACCCTAACAGGGTGCAGCCTGACAAGCTGCGCTTCGTGTACTCGGTCGCCAAGCTCAAGGACGGCGGGGTTCAGTTCGATGTCATGAGCCGCCGCGAGGTCGAGGCAGTTCGAGCGCAGTCCCGCGCCGGGTCTAGCGGTCCGTGGGTGACGCACTTCGAGGCGATGGCGCTCAAGACCGTGACACGCCGCCTGTTCAAGTGGCTGCCAATCAGCGTTGAGCTTGCAACGGCAATCGAGGCCGACGAGCACGCCGAGATCGGGATTCCGCAGGACAACGTGATGACGGTTGATGCTGAGACCGGGGAAGTTCTCGAGCAGCAGCATGTGGACGCGCCGGTGCCAGAGGCGCAGAGCGCAAGCGCTCCGACTTCACAGCATGACGACTGGACTGCGGAGTTTGAGGCAGATGAGGACAAGCAACCATGAGCCGTGGGGAACTCACTGAACTCCAGCGCCGCTGCATCGCGTTCGTTGATCGCATGGGCGGCGACGTGACGGTCAAGCAGGTCGCTGAAGCTTCAGGAGGCAAACTTGAGATCGTCAGGGAAGAACTGCGCGCACTGTGCGGTTTTGGCCTGATTTCTATGACCAAAGGCGCAGGTGGGCGCTATACGGTTTCAACGAGACGTGCATCGGTCCCGAAGGAAAGCGCAGATGTTGCCAAATCGCGCACGTTGGTCAACGCATCGATCGGAGAGGTCTACGACGGATCGGACCTGCGACCGATTCCGGGCCTGCCTCAATCACGGCTGGCCTGGTTTTCGATGCCGAGCAGGATTGGTAATCGGCTGTATCACAAGGACGGACGTGTGGAGGTGATTGAATGAATGAGCGCGAACGGTTTGACGTATGCGGGAGACCTGCCGACGCATACCAGATCGGCGGAGACCACTACAAGTCGCTTTCCGTTCAGCCGTGGGCAGCGATGCAGTCATGGATGAGCGCTGCGGAATTCGAGGGCTTCCTTCGCGGCAACGCTATCAAGTATCTGGCCCGAGCGGGGCGCAAGGGAGACGCACTGCAAGACTTGCAAAAGGCCATGCACTACCTGGAAAAGCTGGTGAGCCTGAAACAGGACGGGGGCACATGATGGCCGGACGGACAAAGAATCGCCCGCAGAAACGCCGCTGGGAGGCATCTCCAACCGCGCCGCTGCGCGCACTCGTTGGAAGCCTTCCGTTCGACGAGGCGGAGCAGACCAAGCTGCAACTGCCTGGGCATATGGTGTACGAGGCGCTACGCACCGGCAAGGCCAGCGACGAAGCCGGGGACTTCGACACGCTCGCCATCATCGCCAATGTCTGCCTCGTGCGCGCGGAACATATCGACAAGGTAGCCAAGCGAGACGGGAATAGCCAAAGCGAAGCGGACTTCCTGGTTCCAGTCGTGCAGGAATCCCAGGAAGCACTGATGCGCATCAAGGCGCGCAGCGTTTGCACAGGGCGTATGGTCGCCACAGGCCCGGAGCTTCAGACGCTGGCAACGATGCTTGATATTCACGATCAGCTTGTCGCCAACTCGACGCCCAGGCAGATGGAACTTGCGCTGCGCGAGGTTGCGCGGCGGATGCAGCGTCAGCATGTGTATCGTGTGGAGGTTGGGAAATGAGCGCGTCAGAGGCAATCGAACGGAATTGCGTGGAAATGGAAGCACGCGACCGCAGGCGCGCTATCTGGCTTATGCTGCGCGAGGAAGGCGGGTACTGGAGCGCGCGCGAACTGATCGACCATCTGCGCGAGATTGACCCTGACGGCGGGCATTGGACTCGTTCTGTCACGCGGGCGCTGAACAGGCTCAAGGCCGATGGGTACGTGGTTGCGAAGCCCAACCGGTATGGGGTTGAAACCTACGGCGTCACGGTCTTGTGCGGCGAGCCTGAATGATCTGGAACGGCGATTTTTGACAGAAGGAGCGAGAAATGATGGATTACAGCAGACGACGTAAGCTGTCTTGCAACACGGTATTGATGACGCCAGCAACCAATGAGGGATTGAATCATGCGATACGTGTCTGAGGTTTCACCAAGAGGGAACAGGTCATATAGCACCAAAAGCCAAGAGGAAGCCGACGCACGATGCAAGGAACTTGATGATGACGGATGCACAGGATGCATTGACTGCGTTGATTGCTCGGGATGCTCGGATTGCATCGGGTGCACCAGTTGCGATTCTTGCATTGGCTGCACTGGCTGCATTGATTGCTCTCGATGCAACAACTGTACAGGATGCTTCGAATGCCTTCGATGCACCGATTGCGTCGCCTGCGCATACTGCGTAGATTGCTTTAGATGCTCTTATCGTACTGACGTGAACGCGGAAATTGCTATTCGAGGTCCAGAGCACACACAATTTGTGGCTTGGGTAAAAACAAAATTAGCTATAGACGCTGATCCGTCTTTTCTTAATAGGTACGTTGCGAACGATGATGGGAACGTAATCATATATTCGGATGATGAATTGCAAAGGCTATGGGAGGCATGGCAATCAGCTTGCAAGTGGGCAACTGATAACATTTGTTCGGCTGACGCCATCAAGACAGTTGCTCCCAATGCGAAGAAAATGAAAGCGCATTCACAATGACGAAGATCAACATGGCGGCGTGATGCGCCTTAGGCGACGGAAGGAGTTAGCATGAAGATCAAGGTGAAACGGACGCACCCGGAGGCCAGGATGCCGGTCTATGCGACCGAAGGGGCTGCGTGTTTCGACCTGTATGCGGCGACGGTTACCGGTATCGACGAAGGTGTTTTACATCCTGGTTGCCAGCTTGTTGTAGGAACCGGATTGGCGTTTGAGATTCCGCCAGGGTACATGATGCGCATCGCGCCTCGAAGCGGGCTGGCATTCACTCACAGCGTCGAGGCGTTTCCTGGTGTCATTGATTCCGACTACCGAGGCGAGGTGAAGGTGCTGCTGCGACGCTGGAGATTTGTCTACAACGAGCCGATGCTTATCAAGCCCGGCGACAGGATCGCGCAAGCGTTTATCTGCGAAGTCCCTAGGCTTGAGTTCGAGGAAGCGGACGAATTGACGGAGACGGCGCGCGGGGGTGGAGGGTTCGGTAGCACCGGCTCATGAGAAACGCTCCGTTGACCATGCACAGAGCCTCCAGCCATAGGCAACGGACCGACCGTGCGGTTCTCGCGCACGGTGGTTGACAGCCCGCCATCTCGGTGCTAGAGTCCGCCACAGGTGCTTGAACACACCTTCTATCAGCGGCTTCCGCACCCGACAGTTCTGCGGTTTTTTTGCGTCCATAGGTTTCTTCATTGTCCCGTGCACACGGTCCAATGTCAGCTTATGGCCGGGTGTCCACAGCCATACAAGACCCTTCGGGGGAAAACTGTGGGCCGTCTGATAGCGGTGTTCAAGCGCCCGGCCGCCTCTCTTAACAGGAGGCGAATTTGAACGATCTATCAGGAGGCCATCATGGCTGCTGTTGTTACCCATCTCCCCGCCGCATTCGTCGGCAAATCTCCCAACCCAATCAAGCGCAAGACCCGTGGCAAATCCGGTTTCCGTCGCCTGCCGTTCGTGGCCGGCCGGCGCACCGAGTCCGCTTCGCCCTGCTGGAACGTCCCTGCCTCTGGCGGTTACCTCGGTGGCTACGAGACTGGCGAGGCGATGGCGCTGTCCTTCCTGAAGTTCCTGCGTGAAGAGAAGGTTGACTTCCCTGTCTATTGGCTGACCGGCATCGTCGAGTCCTTCATGATCCGCTTCGAGCAAGAGGGCGGCAAGGCGATGGCTGATCGCTCCACATGCAGCGAGTGGAGCGAAACCTTCGATGCGTTCCGGGGCCAGTATTGCGGTTTCTTCAACACGGTATCGCGGTGGCTGGCGGTCTCCGCCAAGCATCTCGGTTCCAACCTCGACCGGATCACCGAACAAGACCTGGTGCGCCGCGCTAACGCAGGTCTTGGATTCGACCATGTGGCGTACATCGCCTCCCTGTCCGACGACGAGGAGTGAGCGCCATGAACGAACTCATCCAAGTGGCAGAGCGCCAGATCGGCGACAGCACCGTCCATACCGTCAACGCACGCGACCTGCACGCCTTCCTCGAGGTTGGCAAGGACTTCTCGACGTGGATCAAGGATCGCATTGCCCAGTACGGCTTCATCGAGAACCATGACTACGTTGCGTACCTTCTCCCCAATTTCGGGGAAAAGGGTCAGGGGCGATCTTCAAAGGAGTACGCTATCAGCCTCGACATGGCAAAAGAGCTTGCGATGGTCGAGCGCAACGAGCGTGGCAAGCAAGCCCGGCTGTACTTCATCGAGTGCGAGCGTCGGGCCAATGCCAACGTGATCGACATCTCCACGGCGCTGTCCGACCCGGCCAAGCTGCGCAATGCGCTGCTGGCCTACACCGAGAGGGTGATGGCGCTCGAAGCCAAGGTGCAGGAGCAAGCCCCCAAGGCGAAGTTCCATGACGCGGTGGCAGAAGCCATCAACTGCCAGAGCATTCAGGAAGTTGCCAAGGTGCTCGGCACCGGGCCGAACCGCCTGTTCAAGTTCCTGCGCGACGAGGGCTTGCTGATGCACAACAACCTGCCCTACCAGCACCACCTAGACGCAGGGTACTTCCGCGTGGTCGAGAGGCAATACAACGACGAGCGCGGTGAGAGCCACACCTACACACGAACCTTGGTGACCGGGAAAGGCTTGGCGTACATTCAAAAGCGCCTCCAGAGCCAAGCCACCTTCATGCGGCACGCCACCGCGTGAGGGGCTTTGGCTGCTACCCGAGCTTGTCAGCCAAGTTCGCCGCATCCTCTCGGTAATACACCGCCGAGAGGATGCGCAGGTCTCGGTGCCCGCTCACCTTCGCAAGTTCCAGCACGGACAGCTTCTTCGCCATGCGCGTGAGCGCCGTCGCTCGCAGGTCGTGGAAGTGGGCGTCATTGAGCATCGCGCGGTCGCGTGCCTTGAGCCACAGCGCATCTAGGCTCGCTGAATTACGGATACCGAACACCAGCGCCTCGCATCCTGGTGTGCCGCGCAGTTGGCCCAGCAACGCAAGCGCGCGCGTGGACAGAGGCACATCGCGGGCTGAGCCGTTCTTCGTCATCGCAAGATGCGCGACGCGGCGCTGTAGGTCAACGTCGGCCCACGTCAGGCCCACGATCTCACCAGCCCGCATGGCCGTCTCCACGGACCAAATGACCGCAGCTCCCACGCGGGCGAGTTGCGTCAGGTGCTGTTTATCCGGCTCATACCCACACGCTTGCAGCACGGCGGCTATTTCGTCGTCTGAGTAGATGCGCGTGCGCGGCGCTGGCTCTTTGGGCCTGCGAACACGCGACAGCGGATTCTCAGGCAGCCATCGCCACTCCCGCACGGCAACGGCGCACGCGCTTGACAGCGTGGTCATCTCACGGATGACCGACGCACCGGAGACACGCAGCAGCCGCCGATCACGCCATGCCGCGAAATGCTCTGGCCCAAGATCAGACAGGCGAACCGATGCAATCTCATCCCGAAGGACAGCCTCAAGGCGCAGCGCCTCTGGCCTGCCGCCTCGATGCCCAGGCAGCACCTCATCAATGTACCGGCGCAGCAGGTCGCCAAACCGCGCACCGGGAGGGGCCAGCCCGCTTTTGCCAGACGCAAGCGCAGCCTCTTGGGCCGTGGCCCATGCTGCCGCTTCGGCCTTGGTTCCGAAACTTGCCGACAAATCCCGACCGCCCACACGCACACGCGCGCGCCATCGCTTCCCACGCCGCTCAATCCGCGCCATCTCAACCGCTCCTACCGAATAGCTTGGGCCTTTCGCTGGGCCACTTTTGGGCCGCGATGATACGCCACTGCGGGAAGGTTTGGGCGGGTTTGGTGTTGCTGGCTGATCTATCCGCCTTGCATAAGTGGTTGATTCTGAAAAGAAAAAAGCCGATCCGCAGTGGATCGGCTCAATTCTCGTGGTGCCTCGAGCCGGCACCAGAAATCACGCATCGGAGCGGCTTTGCCGATGGTGTGGGTCTTTGGTGGGCCTAGATGAACATCATTGCGGCAACTGCATAGACCAATCCCTCAGCGCATCGATGCGCGCTCGACACTGCTCGTAGAGCGCGGCTGCGTCAACGATCCACTCTGCGACGTCTGCGTCCGTGCTGTCGCTGGGATCGGCGGCAACGGCGGGAGCGGCTGAAGCATGGCCGACGGTGGCCGTGGGCAGTTTGAGGCTGAAAGCTGGGGATTGCTGGAGCAGCCCGCGAGCGTCAGCAGACAAGCAAGGGCGGCCCGTGGTAGCGGTCTGAAGGTCATGGCGTAATCTCCGGTTGACGGCATCGAGTTCTGCCATCCGTGCATCGCGCGCTGCGATGGCTTCGTCTGCGGCTTTCTGCGCGGCTTCGATGCGGCGGCGTGATTCCTCGGCGGCGGCGGCTTCGCGCTTGTTAATTTCTGCCTTGATTGAGGCCACTTCGGCTATACGGGCGCGGCGCTCGATGCCGTAGCCAGAAGCTACCCCGAGCGCGAACAGAAAGGCGGCAACGATGATGCTGATTAGGTTCAAGGCGCATCCCCTATGCACATCTGATATTCGGCCTGGCGGCGGTTCACAAGCCCAGGCAGTTCACGCCCACCGGCCCGCGTCCATTTGAGCAGTTCGCGGCAGGCTCCGGTGTAGTCCGGCGGGTGTTGCTTGAGCTTCTTCACCAGCGTCGAATTGCAAGCTGCGCCGGTACCGACGTTGTAGGCCCACGACACATAAGCATCCCACTCGCCTTTCGAGAGCGGAACGTCTCCGATGCACTCGGCAAGCTGTCGCGCCCGCTGATCCGCTCCGCGCTGCAAGGCAATCACGGCGCGCACGGGGTCGGTTTTGTCTCCGGGCTTGACTTTGCCTGAGCCGGTCTGAGTCGTGCCGAACCCGACGGTCTGCACGCCAACGCCATCGTCATAGGCGCGGTCACGGTATCCCTCGAACGACGCGATTGATGCCACCACGGCAGCCGTAGCGCCGATGGTTTTCCATTTCGTCGTCGAGATGCGTTCCATCAGAACAGCCCCATCCGGTGTGCCATGAACATTGCCGCCGCGCTGACAGAAGCAACCATCGCGGACTGCACCCAGTCGCTTGTCCTTGCCTGCATCGGCTCCGCCACTTCGAGAGTGCGAACGCGCTCATCAATCTTTTCGACAACGGTCATGACGCGCTCGACGGCTTGCGATGCGGATGCCTGTCGTTCCTCGATGACGGCAAGCCTGGTCACGGCTTCGCTCATGCGCTCAATGGCAGAACGCATGGCATCCTGGTTTTCGCGGATGTGCTCAATGTCGCTTGCGAGAGATGCAATCTGGTCTGCGCTCATGTTTAGATGTCAATCTGTTCCAGTGTGAGATTCGCGGCTTGCCCCTGCACCACACCGTCTTGCACGAACACCTGCTGCCCGACGGTCGCGGCGCTCGCCTTGGCGACAATGACGCCCCCGCCTGGTAGCGTAATGGTGGCGAGGCCGTTGGCGTAGCTGGATACAGTTCCCACCTGCACCGGGCCATGCCGGAGCAGATCGCGGAGTTCAGCGAAGAGGTTGCGCATGTCCGTTTCCTTATGCGAAGGATTCGACGCCGATGGTTTGCCAGACGTTTGGGAAGCTGGCGTCAACCTTCACCGATCTGACAATTCCTTTGCGTGTAGCAGCACCGTCTTGGTAGCTGATTACCTTGCCCGGTTCGAGCAGGCCGCCCATGTCCGCTGCGACCGGTAGGCGCAGGCTGAGTTCGAGCTTCCTACCGGTGTCCGACAGCACCGAGATACCGCGCTGGCGTGCAGCGTCTGCATGGGTGATCAGCGGGTCCACCACCATCGGCGCGAGCATGTCGCCCGCCGTGCCGGTACGGGTGACTTGACCGAGGATGCCCTGTGCCTCGCCCCGCACGAACACGCGGTTGTAGAGCGAGCGGTCTACCCACTGGATCGATTCTTGCTCCACCGCGTCGTCAGGCAGCACCACATCGGCGGCTAGCGTGCCCCACTGCCACGGAGGCAGCGGGTAGCGTGGGCGCACGCGCAGCGTCTGCGCGGTCGGGTGCGGATGCACGTAGCCTCCTGCGGCCTGTGCGATCTTGACCACGCCGTCCATCCATGAGCCTTGGAATGCGAACACGCCAGACGGCACCGACCAATCCGTCAGTCCCCAATCGACGCCCCAGCCGATGCCGACGCCGTTGGCGGTCAGCACGTCGGCCATGAGTTGCTGCGCGGTGAAGGCGGATGCCTGCATGTAGTTGATGACCGGCGCATAGGGCGCTGCGAGCAGGGCGCTCTTGCCGCGCCCGGTCACGCGGATGGTGGCTGCGCCGAACCGGCGCTCGCGTGAGATGCCTTCCGCGAGCAGGCGCACCGAGAATCCGTTGACGCTGGCTTCGAGCTCAACCGGCGTGAGCATGGCGGTTGGCGACACGAGGCCCTCGGCGCTCGCGGGCATCTGCGCATCCCAGCCCCATGTCCATGAGTTGATGTCGAGAGACAGGCTAATGGAGGTGACGGGTAGGTCCAGGTTGTCGCTGACGCGGGTCAGGGAGACGTTGTTGAGCACGATATATACCCTCCGAACAGGAACCACGACCGGGCCGGTGGGATCGGTGTAGCCGTCGCAGATGAACAGCAGATGCGCGGGCAGCGTGGCATCTTCCGCCTGGCTGAACAGCAGATGCGCAGGAATGGCCGGGATGTAGCATGGCTGTGGTGCAGGCGGCTGCGGCGCTGCGCTCACGCCATGGCGCGGCGGCCAAGCCTCTTGATACCTGCCGCCCCTGGGCAGACGCCACGGGATGCCGTAGCCTGCGCTGCCGTGGTGGGCGCTGCGGCGCGAGGCCGCCTCCTCGAATCTGCTGAGGCGGTCATGGCGCAGGCGGCGCGCATCCTCGAAGCGGGCGGCGCGGGCATCGCGCAGCCGATCGGCTTGCTGCTCCGCTTCAACAGCGCGGGCGCGCAGACGGCCCGCATCCTCGAACAGCACGGCGCGTGCCCAGGGGCTGAGCCCCATCGCCTCGCTGTAGGCGGAGAATGCCGCCGTGCGCAGCGTCAAGGTCTGCTGTTCACGGTCTTGCGTGCTGGCGCTGAGCGACGCGGATTGCTGTTGCTTGCCGACCACGCCCGGGCGCAGCGGCGCTGCCTGCTGGTCTGCGGTGCGCTCTGCAATCGAGATCGGCTGCGCGTGCTGCGCGACGCTGACGGTGCGGCCAACGGTCGGGCGGGCGACGTTGAGGTCAATGCTGACGTTGATGCCGCCCGCAAGGCCTGAGATGGAACCGGCGCAGGCCAGCCGCACGCCGCAGCGTGCGTGAATGGTTCCGGCAAGGCCGCTGATTGATCCGACCGCGCTGGCGCTGTAGGTCTGCGTGACCGGTGCTCCGTCGTCGCCAAACACCAGCTCTACCGGGTTGCCGGTGGCTGGCGTCTGCCAAAAAACGAGGTCGGTCTGCGCCATGTCAGGTTAGGGCGCTTGATGCCAGTTGAATGATGGAGCCCGCGAGCAGCATGGGGCTGTTGTCGCCCGATGGCGTGGTGCCGCCTGTAATCTGCACATCGCCGCCGCTGGATGCGTCGGTCACGGTGCCGTCTGCGATGCGATCGCCCGATGCGCTCAGCCAGCGCACCCAGCGCGGAATGCCAGCCGTCAGCACCAGCCCTCCGGGCTCTGATGCCAGCGCAAACGAGAGCACGCCGCCCGTGACGGTGGCACAGGGCTTGGCGAGCATGATCTCAGCCTGCGGAGCTTGGCCCGGTGCGCCTGGGCCTGGATAGGCATTGGTGAAGAATTGAAGCCGCGCATTGCCTGGGCCGCTGTCGGCTTGAGCGATGGTAGCTGCAAGCTGCGCTTCGAGCACGGCGGTGGAAACGCTCCATGTCATGGCTGTTCCTCCGGCTTGAGTTGGCTCGCTGCAACCGGGCGGAACGCGCCGTTGAGGTCTTGCGCGAGCACGGTGAACATCTGCGCGGTGTCGATGCCGGTGAAGCTATAGGCCCCGGTTGCCGGGTCGCTCCAGGTCTCGCGGGCGAGCAGCCCGTCGCGGTCACGCAGCAGCCGCACACGCGCTTTGGTCGGTGTGTTGGGCGTGCCCTTGATTTTGGTGGTGCCGTAGATCGTGCCGATGCCGCCGAACTCCATATCACGCGCCATGCGCACGCGGTTAGGTGCAGCGATGCGCACCGGGTCAACCGGCGCGGATGATACGATCATGGCGCGGGATGGCGATGAGCCGCGCGAGTCTGTCGGATCGTGGAAGATGTTTGTACCGGCTTGGATATCCCAGGCAGACGCTCCAGACGGAACAACGCCCGCGAGTTCTTGGGTTGTTGTGAGCAGGGTAGCGGACCACGAACTGGTACTGGAAGATGGCGCCTGCATGTCGATGACGTAATCTGCTCCGACCACGAAGTTCGGCAGGCTCACGCGGCTCGACCATGCGCTGCTGTTCTTCCGCAGCGCCATCGTCCCATCGTCGAGATTGACATCGAAGTACATGATGTCGCCTGCCGCTTGTGGCGCGCCGGGTTGGCCTGAGACACTGATAGCAGTTCCGTCCGGGTAGTAGTAGAGATTGTCGTCGTACCCATACTCAATCCAGTGCTTGCCGCCGGTGAACGCGCCCCAACCTGACAGCGCTGCCATGCCGCCGAAGAAGACCTGTGGCGCGGTGATTGCATCCAGCCGAAGACCAAAAACTCTCCGCCCGTTGGTCTTGGCGATGTCCGTTCGCACGTAGCCTGACGGGTCGCTCCACACCGTAGCCTTCCGCCCGCTGATGGTTACGGCAGAACCTGTCGATGCCGAGTCCCAGTTCGATGTCGGTTCATATCGGAGGATCGGGTCTGATGGCGTGAACTGCTCCAGGCCAGGATAGAGCACGCGCCCGAAGTTCACATCCGTGAACCATGTCACGCCATCGGTTGAATACTGAAGGCGTCCATAGGCCACGAACTCTGCGAGTCCAGCCGCGCCGATGCGCGGGGTTATATCCGTCACGGCTGCGCCGAAGTCCCACAAAATGTAGAACCCGCCGCTGCGCACGGCAGACGCGGCAAACCGGCAGCGCGCGCTGGTTGATGTTCCTTGCAGGTCGGATAGGCTTCCTGCAATCGGAGCATGGCTGCTGGTTACGGTCGCTGCCGCGTCCACGCGGTTCGAGCCGTCGTACCAGTTCCAGGCGAACACCTCCAGGTCGCCCCCGGCCCAGGCTTCCAGGCCGTTGATTCGCCAGTACCGCGCAGAGGCCATATCAACGGCTCCACGGGCCGGTCAGGTCGAGGAACGCCGTGCCTGCGTTGGTCGAGTCTCCCGGCGCGCGCACGCGCAGCGCCATGAGGGTTCGGCCTGCGTAATCGTCGGTTCCGAGCACGGTTTGACCGGCTGCTAGGTTGGCGCTGGTCATATCCTGCACCGGGTGCAGCAGGCCGGGGAAGCCGCCACGAATCGCGGTGCTGAAAAGCTCCAGCGAGCCGGTCAGCAAGCCATTGTTCGCGCCATTCGGGTAGGTGCCAAGGCTGTATCCAGCGGTGCCCGCATAGGCGTCCGCCGTGCTGCCGTTGTGATGCGCGCCTAGTCGCTGAGCGCTGACCGATTGGCCGACTCCAAGATGGTCGCGCACCATGTAGCAGCCGACCCGCGCTGATCGTCCAGAGTATCCGACGCAGCCGTTTGGAGCGCCCGAAGCAAGCGCCGTCTGATCTGCCTCGTTGCCCGTGATGACACACGCATATGCATCGCCGCTTTTGAGGCTGGCGATGTCACCCGCGTAGAGGATGGTGAAGCGGCTGCTGCCATTCGGGGCAACAGCGAGATAGAAGCCACGCGTATCGCCAACGAAGTACCATGACCGCGCCGTGGCATCGGTCGTCGCGCTCTTGGGCCAGTAGAGGCCGCCCGAAACCTGCGTATCGGTGGGCGTTGGTCCGGTGCCGGTGTTGATGTCGCTCATGGTCTCATAGAGACGCACGCGCCCGTTTTTGGTGCCGGTGTCATCCACTCGCAGAATGCAGCCGGTCGCCTCCGGAACGGTGGGCTTGAACGCCGAGAGGTTTGTTCCAGTGTAGAGTTCCTGCCAGCCAGCCGGTGCGAGCTTGGCGGTTATGGTTCCGGTCGCTGCCCCGTCTGGCACACCAGTGGCGGCATAGCTGATGGTGGTGGCCGTGGTGGCCGTGACGAGCTTTTCTCCGTTGAGCGCGGCGGGCGTGGCCCCGGCAATAAGCACGATGGAGCCTACCGTGTAGGCATGGGGCGCGGCGAAGGTGGCTGTGGCCACATTCGATGCGACGTTGAGCGCCTGCACCGAGGCGGAGGCGAAGCCGTCCACCAGGCAGGTTTTGAGCAGCGTTTTCATCGCCCCGGCCTGCCCGGTCAGCACCGGTGCTCCGGTCATGGTGGAATTGAAATTCTTGACGGTTGTCGTCATGGGTACTCCTTAAGGCGAAGGCGGGCGGTCCACATCGCCGCGCACCAGTAGCTCGAACTTGAAATCCGTCCCCGCTGCGGCGCTGGGCTGCACGGTGCGAACTGCCGCGTAGCTGTACATCGCGCCAACGGTGTTGATGCGAAGCACATTGCCAGCGGCCCAGCCCAGGCCCCAGCCGGTGGAGCGAATGGTGAAATACGGCTGTCCACTGATCGGGTTGATGGGCGAGCAGTCCGCGTTGATGCTGTAGTTGCCGAGGTTGCCGACGTTTTCCCCGATCACGTCGAACGTGCTGGAACTGGTGAAGCGAAGCGCCCAGCGCTGGGTGATGGCCCCGGCATTCGTGACCTCGACCGGTGCCACGGTGTCGTTGTAAGAGGCTGTCGCAGCGGACCCTACGATGTAGTCCGCCCAGGTCACGCCGTCCCAGGTCTCTTGGTCCCATAGGCCGCTCACGCGAGCCTTGAGGTTGCCAGCTACGAGCGCACCAGAGACGTAGCTTCCCGGCACCGGGAAATCATGCGACAGCGCCCGCGAGAGCGACAGCGTGCCGTTGATCTGCACATCGCGCACACGCACCATGTCCTCGACGCGGTGTTCAATGGTCACAGGCTGGCTGTAGCCAGACACGTCGGTGAACGTGACGGTGCCCGCATCGAGATCGGTCGTGTATCCGGTGTTGATGACAAGGCCGTTGTTCCCCACCACCCGCAGCCGCGAGAGCCTGGTGCGCGCGCAGTTGATGGTCTGCCCGTTGCTGACCGTGACCGGCCCGACCCGCCCGGTATTGCCGACCACCACATAGCCGCCCACCCGGAACATCGGCACCCGCCCATCCTGCGGCAGCCGAACCGGGTCGAGGCCGAGGATGCTGGCATCAATCGGCAGGTAGCTGTAGGCCACGCAGGCGAATCGGAAGGTGTCCACAAGCACCATGCGGGGCTTCCAGATTTTGTCGACCCCGCCAACGGTATACACGGCCTCCGGAACGAACCATTCCTCAGCCTGAATCGCGGGCGTGACGGTCAGTTCCTGGCCGAACAGCAAGCGCACCGTTCCGGTCTGGTAGTCCACCTTGCCACTGACAGAGCCGGAGACGATGTTGCCGCTAGCGTCCGCCGTGATCGTGGTGAGCGTGGCGCTGCCCGCGAACTGGAACTGCATCGTCAGCGAACCAGGGCGCAGCGGGGCCATCGGCGTGCGGAAGGTGATCTCATTGCACGGCGTCATGCCCAGCGTGGTCAGCATCGCCAGGATGCCGAAGCTGTTGGCCTGTCCTGCGAGCCATTGCGTGAGCGTGACGCGCCCGGTGGCGTAGCTGACGGAGCCCCACTGCGTGCCTGAGCCGTTGGCCGGGTCGATATCCACATCGAGTCGCCCTTCGCGCTCCGTCAGCAGCTTCGGGCCGAATTGCAGCAGCAAGCTGCCGGGAACAAGCTGTTCGTCATAGCCTCGCGTGACGTCGATGTATGGCGTCCATGTCTGCGTCTCAGATGCTGCGTTGCCAGCCGATGCGGTGCGGTAGCGCACCTTGACGTAGCCGGACTCGTCTGACGGGTAGACGGCGGGGCATGGAGCGTATCGGAAGCCGTCAAGGTGTTGATGGATGGTGTTTATCAATATGGTTCCGGTCCAAGCAAATTCAGGCTTGGTTCCAAGCACCGTCTTTGCATAGTTCGGAATCGGTAGATTGACCGTCAGGTCAGGATTCCATTCGAGCGTTCCAGCCGAGTAGTTGACAGTCGACCCAGTAATGCCTTGCAGCGCGCCGGAGCCGGTGTCGCGCACGATCTTTGTTGGGTCTCTCCAGTACGGTGACGGGTTAGGAATAAAGTCCACCGACGTGTAAACATAGTCGTTATTGACCGCGTTCACATCGATCAGCAGATTCCACTCAACCTCCATCGTGTTCGGCAGCACGTTCGGGTTGGCGAGCGTGATCTCAAGATGCCCGCTGGCGTTGCGGATCGGATGCGCGAACGTTTCCTCAATCTTTGGCCCCCACTGGTAGCTGATATTGAGCGTCGCGCTGGCAGGCGGCATGTTGTTGGGTACGAACACCACCTTTCCAGAGGTGTAGCTCACGGTGCCGGTGGCGTCTCCGGACAGTTGTCCCGCGCTGTTGTCGGTTGCGGTTTTGGTCGCCGCTCCGTCCGTCCAGGTGATCGTGAGCGTGCCGGGGGCAACGCCGCCGTTGGCAAGGTCAAACGCCATCTCGGCCTGGACAGTGCCGCCAGCGCGCTGGGTCTGCGTGGTTTTCGTGCCCCAGGTCAGCATCACGGTCGAACCAACATCGGGCAGCGCGCCGAGCGTCGCCGACACGGAGCCGGTCACGAAGTTGAGCGTGCCGGAGCCGAATGAAGCGTCGATTCCCTTGATCTTGCCGGAACCGTCCTCGCGCAGCACATACCATCGGCCTTGAGCCATATAGCTCACGCTGAGCGTCTGCGGCGAAGGCACCGGGTTCAGGATGAACACGAAGGTTCCGGCGCGGGTATCTGCGGTCACCTCGAACCCAGCGGTCTGAATGTTCAGGGCCGGGAAGGCGGCGGGCTTATAGGTCGCGGTGTGCGATGCGCCAAGGTCGGTGATTGCGGTGAGGATGCCGTTTGCGTAGTCGATCGAGCCGACCTCGGTCGTACCCGCATACAGCCGCCCCGCCGCGTCGGTGATGGTGTTGCTGCCGGATGCTATGGAGAGGCTCCCGGGCATCACGCCGCCGCCGAGATAGATTGCGTGCGTCGCGTCCCATGCGGTGCTGATGGCGCGCGTGATGCTGCCGCCTGCGGCCACGCCGGCCACCGTGTCGCCGTTCGGTTTCACATCGGTGATCGGAACCTCTGTCTGCGAGCTCGGCACCAGTTGGGTGAAGATGCTAGCGCAGGTCACGGTCGCGTCACCGATGTGCGCTACCGCCGTGAGAGGCGATGCGCCCACATAGCTCCCGGCGTCTGCTACGGTGGTGTCGCGGATCAGAGTGGCATTCGCCGCCCGCTGGAAGTACTTCGACGGAGGCGACCCGGTGAAGTCCGTGCGCAGCGCGTCGGAGATGTCACAGGTGACAACGGCTGCGCGGTACTCTTTGCCGTCATCTCCGACGAAGGTGCGCTCCACTGATGACACGCGGGTGACGCGCACATATTGCTTGCGCTCGGATGGCTGGCCTTCGTCCTGCACCAGCACGAGCGTTTGACCGATGTTTGGCGTTGGATCGCCGGGGCGCTGAAAGATTTGGATACTGCGCTGACCCGCAACATGGTTTTCCAGCAGGTAGCCGCCCCACACAGGCCCAGCGATCAGGTAGTTTTCGATCGCCTGCGCAATGTCGGTGCGCCGTGCGAATGGCGCGCATGGCGTGAGCGTCACGGAGACGTTCGGGTCGTTCGGCGGCTCTGCCACTATGATGTTCGCGCCCATGAACTGGTCAACGTTGGCCGTGCGCACCGCCGCGTGAAGCTGCCGGATAGAGACCGCCCCGCCCGCACGGTCAAGCTCGGTCACGTCGGCGAAGATGGCGTTGCTCGCTCCGTCGGCAATCACGGTGCCAGACGGGCCGCCGCCGCCTTCTGGCACGTCGTCCATGACCTTGCTGGCCAGCAGCTTGATATCGCCTTCAAGAATGGTCATGCAGGAATCTCCAGGAATTTCAAAGTCACTCGATACCAGTCATCCGGGCCGGTTGCCGGAAGGCCAAGCACCGGCTCGGCTTCAAGCCCGCGCTCGTCATGCCTGAAGGCCACGGTGAAGCTGCGTGCGTCTGCGAAGGTGAGCAGGAATCGCCCGCTGGTCACCGTGATTGGCTCTGACGCCCAAGCGCGCAGCGTGTCCACATCCGAGCGGAGCAGCCAGGCCATGTCGGCATCGGCCTGCAAGGTGATTTGCCGCCCTGCCTGCTTCGCTGCGGACTGGATCAGCAGCGCGCCGTTGAGAAGGTATGTGGTGCTGCTGACCGCAGCGGGCCAGGTGTGTTCGTCACGCCACAGCAGCGAGTCTGGAAGCGTGACGATCGCATTGGAGGCGAGGTTCTTCAGGATCATGGTCAACGTGAAGATCGGAGAGACGCCGTGCGCAGCGCCTCAACAACCGCGCGTGCATCGGACTCGCTCGCGGTGTTGATGACGGACTGAGAGGCCCCCAGGCCATCAATGCGCACCTGGTGCACGGTGGCGACGCGGGTTTGCTGTGGCTCAGAAGATTGCGCAGTTGTTGTCGATTCGGCTTGCGTTTTTGCCGGAGCGCCTGGAGCTTTTTCAGCTAGAAAGTCAGTCATGCGCTGCACCTGAACCTGCTGCTGCTGAATCGAGCGCATGAAGTCTGTGCTAAGCAGCGCAGGCGATGCGTCGCGCGTGAGCTGTAGGTTCTGGTCGTTGGCGGCCTTGACCGCCTCCACGGCGGCGCGATCAGCCTCGGACAGCGTGCCAGAGTCGAGCTTGTTCACCAGCTTATAGATCAGCGTGTTGTCAACTGCGTTCTGTCCTTCGAGTTTTTTCCTGCGCTGCTCTTGCTCGTCAAGCGCCTGATTTGCTTCGCGCGTCGCTTGAGTCAGCTTGTTCATCCCATCCGCAGCCTGCGTCCCGGCGCGCTCGCCAGCAGGGCCGATCTTGTTCAACGCGTCCTCCACCCCCTCAGCCGCCGCTTTGGCTTGGATTTCCGAACTCACCACTCCGCCATTCGCCTGCACGAGAGCGTCAACCATCTTGCGCGCGGCCTCGGACTTCCTGGCCTGCCACGCCTCGTAGCTCTCGCCTTCCTGCTGCCCGGCTTGCTTGATGACCTGATAGGCTTCCTGCGCATGCTTGGCGGTCGCGCTCAGTTCCTCCCGGCTCTTGAGACCGAGCGTTTTCATGGCCTCTGCCACGCTGTTGATGCCGGGCGTCACGCCGTCAAGGGCCGCCTTGAGCTCCCTGGCTTTCTGCGCCGCCTGGTCGAGCAGGCCGTCCGCGAGCTTGTTGCCGAGTGCGCCGCGCACGGATTCGATGCGGGCGCGCAGCGCATCAAGCGCGGCCTGGCCGTCTGCGGTGTCGATGGCTTTCTTGAACGCGAAGCTCAGCGCCGCAGACACATCCGCGCCTTGCGCCTTTAGGCGGCCCAGGTTGTCGATGATGAGGTCAACCCCCTGCACCGTTTGCTGAGCGGCCTTGCCCATGCCGCCAGAAATCACATCGAAGTCGCCACCGGCGCGGCGGATGGCTTCGCGCAGACCGGCATCGATGGCCTGCTGCGAGAGTTTCGCGCCCTCGCTAGTCGCATCGAATGCGGTACGTGCGCGCACGGCGAACTCTGCGAGGTCAACGTCTTTGAGAGCTACTTTCCAGGATTCGCGGAATTGCTCGGCGCTGATCTTGCCCTGATCGAGCAATTGCTGAAGCGCCTTGGTGCTGTTGGCAAGCCGCCCGTTGCTGGTAAAGTCCAGGCCCTGCTGTACTTTCTTGAGCGCATCGGCTACCGACTCACCAGACTCGCGCGCGCGGTCGAAGGACTTCACCAGGTCACGGGTTGCGCCCTCGGCCATGACGGCTGCCTTGGCCGCTTCCTCTGCCGCCTTCTTTTGCTCTTCGGTCTGCCGCTTGGCACCGGTGTTGGGCTTTTCTGCGAGCATGGCAGCGACGGCCCGGTCTCCTGCTTCGGCGGCTGACTTGGCCCGGAAGAACTCGCCCACCAGCTCGGCAACTCCGATTGCCAGGCCAACGCCAGACACCATGCGCAGCGTGCGCAGGATGGCGGTGAGAACCGTAGCCTGCGTGGCTGCGGTCGCCATGCCTGCCGCGGCAACCTGCGTCTCAGCCGCTGTTGCGGTCATGGCCGCCGCTGCTCCGGTCGCCGCCCCGCGCAGGCCCACCATCGTCGCCGTCGCCTCATAGATCGTGCTGGCGATGCTCACGGCTTTGAGAGCCGCTGCAACCTCGACGATCTTGAGCATCACGGGGCCGAACGCCACCGCAGCTTTCATGGCGCTCTCGACGCCCGTGGCGATCTGCACGAAGGTGTCTGCGATGGCCCTGGCCTTGGCCTGTAGCGCGCCAGACTGCTTCAGTCGGTCGAACTCGGCCAGCAGTTCCTGAACCTTCGCTGTCAGGAAGTCCAGCACGCCAGAGCGCGACACCATGTCGAAGAACTCTGCGAGCGCATCCTTGGCGTTGCTGACTGCACCGGCATAGGTGCGCATCAGTTTGTCGGATGCGCCCGCGTTCATGCGGCCAAGCTCATCGATCAGCTTGGAGATGACATCGCGGCCCAGCAGGCCGGCCTCGCTCATCTTTTGAAGCTCGGGCACGCTGCGCCCGGTGGCATTCGCCAGCGCGTCCCACACCGGAACGCCCGCCTCTGCGAGTTGCAGGATTTCTTGGCCCTCCAGCTTGGTCTTTGTCCATGCTTGGCCGAGCGCGAGCGTCACGCGCGATAGGGACTCGGTTCCGCCGCCAAGGTTAGAGGCCACATCGGAGAGCGCGCGCATTTGCGCCTCGGTCGGCTGCATGCCGAAGGCGGTGAGCTTGACGAAGCTCTCGGTCAGCGCAGTCACCTCGAACGGCGTATCAATTGCGAGCCGCTTGATCATGTCGAAGGCTTCGGTCGCCTTCTGCGTGCTGCCCAGCAGGTTTTCAAGGCGAACCCCGAGGGTCTGGAACTCGCTGCCAGTCTCAATAACCTTCTTACCAACGTCAAGCGCAGCACCGATACCGGCAATTGCGGACACCCATGCAGCCGCCTTTGATGCTGCTTCCGACATGGCGTCGGAGGCGGTTGTGGTTTCTCGGCCCACGGCCTGCACGGCTGGAGCCGCAGCAGATGCCGATCCGCGCAGCTCTGCCAATCGCGCATTGAAGGCAGCAACCGCTGCGGCCTTGTCCGAAGGCAGCACATCCGCCGACTCGCGCACCGTCTTGAGCGCGGCCTGTAGCTGTTTGACCTCATCCTCAACCGCTTGGACGCCCTTGATGCCAAGCACGCGAAAGGCCTGGTCGAGCGCCTGCCCGGTCTGGTCGCCTTCAGCCTTGATCTCGCCGGTCTTCGCCTTGAGGTCGGAGACGGCTTTTTCGAGCGCAGCAGAAAACTGCTGCGTCGCCATCCGAAGCTCAAGCTCTACTTTCCCGTCGCTCATGGGGTCTGGCTTTGGTCAAATCGCTGCATCTGAAGCGCAAACGCCGCCATGTGTTGCGGCGGCGTCTGCACCTGAAGGCCGCTGCGCAGCCGTTATGCGCTCGCCTGGATCACCCGGCCAAACAAGCCGAGCGGACCGGTGTCCGACTTGCTGAGGTCAGCCAACACCCGGCCATCGAGTTCAAACTTCTGGAGATCGTCGCCGATCAACGAGAAGTCCTTGGTCGGGTTGAGTACCACGCGGTAGAGGTCAACAATGACTCGCTGGTTGCTATCCGCAGTGTTGAGCCCATCGAAACGCAGCCATACCTCAGGCTGCGCCGTCTTGAACATCGCCAAGCGCTTGGCCGCGCCATAGCTATAGTCCACCTTGAACGGCTGCGTGAAGCCTGTCACATTGAGTAGCTCGATCGCGCCCTGCTCGGTGTGCACCTTATAGTCGGTGCCGGATACTAGTGTTGCCGGGGCCGCGCTCGAGTCCTTCACCGTCACGGCAGACACGAACTGATTCGCGAGCAGGTAGATGCCGCCTGCTACCGCACCCGTTGGCAGCGCCTCGTTCGTGACGGTGCCAGCCGTGACCGCGCTGGTTTGCCCGTAGAGCGTCAGTTCGAGGTTTTCCAGGCTGAAATCCTCAACGGTGGTGGAGAACTCACCGTCCTTGCTTTTGATGAGTTGCAGGTCGGTGAAGCGCTGGCCGCTGTATGCTTCCTTGTGCTCCATCGTCTCGGTCTTAAGTTGAATCTTCAGAGAGGGCACGTTGCCGAGCCAGCGCAACGCGAGCGGGTTGCCGTTGCTGTCGCGCTGTCCAATATAGACGCGGCCTTGTCCAGAAAAATACGCCATGTTCAATCTCCTTTACGGGTGGGTTTCTTTGGTTCGGGTTCCGGTGCGGCTTCGGCCACGCCGTGCTCGATCAGCCACTGCGCGGTGGGTTCGTCCACGTCGAGCAGGTCGCCGGGCGCGTAGTCAGCCCCGGCGTCGGTATGCGGTTTGAGCAAGGTCACGATCACGATTCGATTCCCTGGATGACTTCGCCGATCTCGAAGGCCAGCGGGTAGAGCAAGAGGCCGCTATCATAGACCGGAGCTGGCGGGGTGACAGGCTGCAAGCTCTGGTATCCGGGCACGGGCTGCCATCCCATGAGTGATTTCAGGCAGGCTCGCACCAAATCGGCGGCATCCGCCCGGGCGGCCTCGCCTTGGGCGGCCTGCTGCACGTTGCGCACTGCAACCACCACCAGCCATCGGCTGGCTAGGCGCGCTGTCTTGCCCTGCGCCGTCACCTCAAGCACCTTGTGCCCGTCGCTGACCACGAAGGCGGCGGGCAGTTTCTTCCCGCTCACGTCCTCGACGCCGAGCGATACCGCGCCGTGCACACCGGCGAGCGCTGGCACGGTGTCTATGAGGCGTTGGCGGATGAGCGGTTCGAGTTCAAGCATGGGTCATGTCTCCATGTGCAGCTTGATTTGGTTCACGATGGCCGCTTGCCAATCTGGCGGAAGATCGGCGCGATCCTCACGGACGGGGAAGAACGGTCGCGCCGGGATGTTCTTGCGCGTGCTTCCGAACTGGTGCACGGCGGCATATTCGGCACGCGACCAGACGGTCACATGGTCATTGCCGACACTCTGAATCTCGATGCTTGAGCGCAGATACCCGGTGTCTTGCAGGATGCGCGGATTGTCAACGGCGGCCTGCTTTGCCTTGTCTGTCTTGAACCTACGCGCACGGCCAAGGATGGTTGCTGGCTTTAGCGGAGCCCACTTTTCTCCATACGGCGTCGCCTCGCGCTCGAAACTGTCCAGGATGCGCGACACCAGTTCCTCGCCAATGTCCTTCATGGCAGGCGTCATGTCAGCCGCACGCGAGCGCAGCTTTGCAAGGGCCGCCATGACTTGTGCATCGTCAACAGTGATTGTCAACATTGCAACCTCCTGGCTGGAATGCCAACATCCTGGCAAGCGTTGCGTCAGTCATCTGCCGCGCGGGCGTCCATGCTGCGGCCCCGCGCGGAACAGCCGCTCCGTCGGTAGAGCCGAACAGAACGACTTTCCCTGTCGCAATGCCGTGCAATTCGCGCACTGCGTCTCGATATGCGATGTATACCGGGCTGTCCTCTTTGCACGCACGGTTCCACAGGTTGTAGTGCGCGACGATAGCGACGAGGCGCTTGAGCGTGCTCGGTGCAGGGTCGGGAATGGCATCCGATGTTGCGGCTCGCACATAGCCCATGACCTCGGCCTCCGCGTCTGCAAGCGCAGCATCGATGCGCGCAGAGTTGGCCACGCCCATGTTTTCGAGATCGGTCAGTTGCTTGACCGTCTCGGCCCCCAGGCGGGTTTCCAACTCTGTGCGCGTCAGGATAGGCATTGCTTACCCCTTGGCGCGGCGTGCCCTGGATGGCGGCACGTCGAGCATGCCATCCAGCGCCGGATTTGGCGTGGCAGGCGTGGCCCGCCACGCCCGATCCACAGCCTGCGCATAACCCTGCGCGATCCAGTCGATCGCAAGGGCTTCAGGAGGATCGCACAGCACGCCCGCATTGAGCGTCTGGCTTCCCACTTGGAACGGCCTCACGATCATGATGCGCATGGCTTAGTTGCTGGTGGTGAGTTTGACCAGAACCGACGGTTGATGGCACAGCGGCAGGCTGTTGCACTGGGTGTGCAGAACAATCCCGCGACCGCCCTCGCGCTCCCACTGCTTCACGTAGAACGGCAGGCCGATGGTGTTGACCGTCTCATTGAAGTCAGCCGGGGCGAAGTAGGTGGCGAAGGTGTCCATCGTGCCTACCGGGAATGCATGGCCTTCGTTGGCCGCGATCAAGCGGTTCCCGCTGACGGATGCACGGTATTCGACGAAGTTGATGCCGCCGAACTGGAACCCGCCGCGCATGTCTTGTCCGAGGCGCGCTGCGGCTTCGCTGTGGTACTTGTAGGCGTCAACCACCTTGTCGTGCTCAATCAGCTTCGAGTAGAACTCGGGGCTCACCAGCGCGGTCACGCCGGTCATGGTGTCGCCCTTGAGATTGTCCTGCACCTGGTTGATAACGTCGGCGCACTTGGACAGGACGCTGGTGGTAGACGTGCCGAGCAGGAAGTCGACAGTCACCTGGGTGACGCCGAAGGACGAGAACAGGTTGGCAATGACCGACCCGTCGCCATTGGTGACTTGGCCCTTCAGCGCGCCCATGCGCTTCCATTCGAGGGTGATGTCGTGCTTGGCGCGCATCCGCTGCAAGCGGCGGGCGACTTCAGACGCAACTGTGTTCATACCCTCGACGCCGAAATCGCGTACATCTTGCACGTCGCCCGGCATAACCACATCCTCATGCACGGTCTGCTTGATGCCGAATGCGACGGTGTTGCGGCTGATAGCGCCTGCCGTCGTGCCGTTGCCGCCCCATTCGTGCGAGGGCAGCACGGCCAACGCGCCGGAGGCTTCCTCGATCACGACGGAGCGCGAGGCCACGCCGCGCTGGGGGAACAAGCCCATTTGGCCGATCAGGCCCCACTGAACCGGGAACTTGTTGATGGCAGCCGTCAGTTCGGCATTGGTGAAGTTGTTGAGCAACATGCGGTGCCTCCTTTAGACGGTCGCGCGGGCCAGGATGCCCAGCGCCTTGAGTTGAGCGATGGCTGCGTCTTTTTGCGCGTTGGTGGGCGCGCCGCCCCATACCAAGTGGTCGCGGTCAACGACAATGGCTTGACGGGCCACGATCACACCCGGCTTGTCTCCAGCTGTCGCATCGACGGCGGACAGCGAAACACCGATTGCGTTCTGCGTCCCGTCCGCAGCGGCGGGGTCGAAGGCGGCGATCTTGCCGCTCGCGGTGATGCGCCCGACCACTTGGCCGATGGCGATGTTTTGGCCGGATGCGACGATCACATCGTCACGGCTGTAGCCTTGTTCTTCTTCGTATTTGAGGAACTGGCCCTCGGTGCTTTGCATGATCGGCATTTCTGCGCTCCTTTACGACTTGATGATGGAATCGACCGCCGACAGCAGGGCATTCAGGCGCTGCTTATCGTCATCCGGCTTGCCCGCGTCGGCTTTGCCAACGCTGGTGGCGGAAAACAGCGCCGCGTCACGCGCGGGCTTTGCGACTGCCTTCAGATCGGCGGCGAAGGCTGCAAATGCCGCGTCGCTCATTTCCAGATATGGCTTTTCGTCCTTCGGAACGTCACGGCCAACGGCATCGAACAGCGCGGACAGATCGGCACGGCGGCGATCGACGCGCGCGTCCTCGATTTGCGCCTCAAGCTCTGCGATGCGAGCCTTAAGTGCCTCTACTTCATTCATGTTGATCTTGCCCCCGTATCCCCG